CAGCATCGAGGTCATCATGAGCAATTATCCGATCAACCCGATTGATCCGGTATCACTCGGAGGCCAGACAATTCTGGAGCGGATGGCGATCCTCGACGAATGGCGCGAGGCCAAGCAGATCATCAGTTACTACGGACCAGAAGAGACGATTGACAATTTGATCATTGCGAGCCGGAGCGAAAGCCGCGACGCTGAAATGGGCATGGACGGCATTCGTCTTTCGCTGACTCTCCAGGAGGTCACGCTTGCCGAGTCCGTGACGGTTGACATTGAGATCAAACAACCGATCCCGCAGACGGGCCTCGCCGCGTCCCGGTCGAGCTCGAGCACCAGCACAAGCGCGCCTCCCAAAAAATCAATGCTCAGGAGTCTCTACTGATGGACCTGGCATACTTCCCTGTGAGTGCGGCAGAGGTTCCGGTGGGCAAAGATTACAGCCTCGGAACCGTTTATAATTTCAAATTTCAATACAACGAAAGCCGCGGCTTCTACACCTGCGAGGTTTCGGATCTTGAGGGACACCTGCTTTACACCACGCGCCTGACGTATCTCTCCCCTCTGATTCATGCGGTGGTTGATGGGCTGGAGTTCACAAAGAACCTGATCGCGTTCGACATCCGGGAGCTGAACGCAACCGAGCTTTTGCATGAGTTTTTGACCGCTTCAAATTTCGATGAGGTGCAGCTGTATGAACAGCCTGTTTGACAGAGTCTGCACCGTGACGGTAGGGGCGAAGCAATTTGCAAGCCCGCCATTCTCGATCGAGTTTGAGCAGTCCTTTTCTCTCGGGGCTCTGTCATCCGGAATCGTGCGCCTGTTCAACCCGGCACCTGACACGATCAAAATTGCCGAGGGAATCCCGACCGGGAACACCAAAACGTTTCCGTCTGTGATCGTTGACGCAGGGTATGCAAATTTCCACGGCACTACGATGGTCGGGGACGTGTTCGATTTCTCCGTAAAACAGCAGGGACCGGATCAATCGGGTTGATCGGATAATTGCTCATGATGACCTCGATGCTGTAGGTCTTTGGTTCATCGATTACGTGGTCTGTCACGTCGGCCCCGCGCTCGATCGCGTGGCGCGTGATCTGGGAGGTTACGCTCTTTGAGAATCCAGTGACAGCGTCGAATGTTACGTCCGCGATATCGTCCGACAGAAACGCGAGCGGTCCACCCGTCGCCGCCTCGTTGAGTTTATCCGCTAAGCTCATGCCGCAAATAACCCCAACTGCGCGCGCAGTTCACCGCGTGCGAGTTCGTTGAGCGCATCGACTACCGCCGACCGTGCCGCCGCGCCTGCCTCAGCCGATCCGGAGACATTGAGGACGAGACTGCCGACCAGTGCGCCGATCGTAACCCCGCCGGCCCCGTTCGGGCTGATCGAACCAGAGCGGGAAGGCGTGAACAGTTCCGGTCCCTGCTCGCCGACCAGGTAGGTTGACCCGGAGGACACAGGACCGCCGGATGCACGGGCCCCGCCGAAGTTCCCGATCGCCTGCATGAGCTTGTCGAAGCCGGGAATCTGCTGCAGTCCTTCGAATGCCAGGCGAATCGGAGCAAGCAAGAAATCCACAATCCCGGAACCCATCTCCTTGAGCGTGTCGACCATGCGGCCGATGGCGTCAGGGATGGAGAACAAAAGCTGGATGAAGCCGACGAAGATCGCTTTCACAAGCATGGCCTGTTCTTTCAGGTGGTCGAAAATCGCTTTGATGATCTTCTGCGCGAATTTGATCTGGTCAGGAGAGAGCCCGATCCATTGAAGGAAATCCCCGAAGACAGAATCCCCGCCTTCCGCGAATGTGTAAAGATCTTCAACGACCAGGAAGAACGCGGCGAGTGCGGCGCCCACTGCGATGATCGGGGCCGCCGCCACAAGGAAAGGCTCGATTGCAATCCATGCGGCCGCGCCCATCGCGAACAATGCCGCTACCATCACAGTCCCGATGATCGGAGCCAGGAACATCAACGCGACTTTGAGGCGTTGCGCTCCGCTTTCCTCGTCTGTGAAATACTCAAGCACCGGGGCGAGGATCTTCAGCAACGGTTTCAGCCCTTCGGAAATCACTTCCCCGATGGACTCTTTCATGTTGTCCCAACCGGTTGACACGCGGTCCTGCAATCCCGCGAGGCTCCCTGCGTAGTTGTTGTATTGCTCCTGCAGATCGTTCGCGCGCTCCTGCAAAATGTTTGTAATGAGCATTTCCCGGCGCTTCTTTGTGACCTCATCAAAGCCGGTGCCGATGGCCTTAAAATCATCAATGTAGTCTGCGAAAATTGCGTTGTTCTTCAGGAATCCGATGCGGCCGGTATTGATCGCGTCCTGGGCCTGGCCCATGATCTGGGTAATGTCGCCGCCTGTGATTTTTGAAAGCTGTTGCAGGCCTTGCATGTTCTGCGAGACAAACTCGAAAGACGCGCCGAGTTTCAACGCCTGGTTAGATGCTTCCAACAGACCGCCTTCATCCGCGATGCCCTGCCCGGCCTTGATAGTGTCACCGATTGCGGCCTGTAGTTTCTCGTATCCTTCTGGCCCTGCAAGGTTCTGCGCCTGGATTCTGTTTTGTTCGAGGGCCTTGTAAGCGTCAATTGAAGCCGATGCAAACGACATGACAGAGCCAAGCACCTGCGCACCAAATGCGCCTTGAGCAAACGATTTGAGGGCGGACATAGAATCAGCCGCTTCGTCCGCGCTGTTGTCGATCGACTTCAACGCCTTTGACGCATTGTCTTCAGCTTCGATCTGAACGTAGATGGTCCGGATTGCTTCGCTCATTTTTTCCTTTTCCCTCCTCTCTTCGCCTGCTTTCTGGCGTTAATTTTCGTCAGTATCCAATTCGCTTCCTGCAGGACGTCAGGCCCGCAGTTGCTCGCCTCCGAGAATGTGAGCAATCCGGCTTCCACGGGGGCCCAGAAAAACCACATCTCTTGCTCCGATCGCCTGCATCTCCAATCACTCGGGCGCGGGCTTTGGAGGCGGACTGTCTGCGATGACAAATCCTTTTCCAGAGTCGCCGGCAGACAGTTTGTTTCTAAGAAATCGCGGGAGCACGTTCTGCCAAACCTCCAGCTCATCAAGATCGATCGTGTCAAGACTCAGCTTCGCGCCGGCCTCCGGGAACACTACATGCTCAAAGCCATAGTCGATTAGCTTCTCGGCGTCATACTGTCCGGTTGAAACGTTCAGAAGGTCTTTCTGCAGTCTCAACCATGCACGGTTGCCGGGGTGCTGCAGGATGTAACCTGCGCCCTTAATCTCGATGCGGGTTTTCAAATCATACTCCTAGTTGTGCTTTCCTCAGGTCTGCGCAGCCGATGATCCATTCGATCATGGCTTCTTCCTCTGCAAATTCGTCGTCTGGATCGTTCATGATCCAGGCCTGTTGAGCCGTGGCGAAAAACCCAGTAGATGCGTCTTTCACGGACGCGATGAACGTTGCGCCTGAAAACTTCAGGGCGTTCAGCGTTGCGTGAGACGGTGACGTCCGCTTCAGAGTGAACGTGATTGTTCCGTATGGCTTGTTTTTCTTGGTCCTGGAAACTTCGCCGTGCGCACCTTGATGCACTGACCACAATTCTGAGTCCTCTTTAGCTACGGTGATGAAAGTGCCATCGCCGTATCCTGACATTAGAATTCCGTCAACTTGCAGTTGTGTATCCGCCGGGTTGTATGTGCCTGTGAGTCCTGCCATGATGATTCCTCCCTATGCCTTGTCTTTAAACTGTGATCTTGCCGTTGACTTCCACGCGGTGCACTGCACCCTGCAGATAGAGCGTGAAATTTACCTCGGGCAGAATGCGCGCCGCGCGGTCCGCCGTTGAAATGTCCGCACGCTTTGGAGTCGTGAGAACGAACATGTATTGCCCATCGTCCGAGTATGCCGCATCGGCTTTGGATCCTACGCGGGCAATGATTCCATTGTCCCCGGCTCTCTGCAGAACCGCGCGCACAACGCCCTCGACCTGACCGATGCCCGCATCATCAAGGCCCACCTTTTCGGTGTTCACGAACAGGCTCAGCAGCTCTACTGTGAGCTCATTCTCGATCCAGTCCTGTGAATCGATGACGTCGATGAATTCGCCGGAGGTTGTATAGCCCTCGTTGAAGTATGTTGCGCCGGCCTGCTCCTGTATCGCATTGCCTTTGTCATGCCCGCCGGAACCGGTGCGGATCGTATTAAGCTGTGTGCTGGTAAACGTAGACGCAACCTGTCCGGAAGGGCGCTTCCATTTCCAGGTGAATGAGCCGGGAGTTTTCCCGACGTTCTGCCCTACCCATGCCGCCTCTGGATATGAAGTCGGGGCGGTGTGAATCACATACGCTTCACGGTCAACGTTGCGATCCGTGAGCGCGTCAGCCCCAGACGCACAACCGAAGAAGAATTTCTTGTTTGAATTCGCCCAGGTTCCGACTTTCCAGAGCTTGTCTTTTCCGCGAGAGTCAATCAGGACCGTGCGGAACTTCTCGGAGTATGACGCAACCAGCGTGTCTAGATAGTCATCGTAGTCCGTGCCGGTTGCCTTGCGGGCTACCATCACGTCTTCAGGCCGCGGGCTCTGCGCGAACATCGCGGACACCATGAGGTATTCAGGGGAGTCGGTCGCATAACCTGCGCTCACCAGATCCGCAAGCTCCGTTGCGATGATGTAATCAATCGCGGAGCCGGACGTCCCAAGAACGAGCGGCCGGAAGTTCTGCCTTGTGAGGCTCGCGGTCGCCCGCGTGATGCTGATTACAATATCATTGATTGCTGCCATGTCTTATACCTCTTGAACGATTTGCCTTTCATCCGGAACCCCGGAAGGATTGATTTTGATTGTGTCGATGCCCTCAACGCCTTCGGACGTGGACACGGAGCCATGCACCACGATGTCAAAGCCGAGCCGAGTCTCCCAGTATGCGTCTGTGTAGATTGTGCGGTCCTGGACTGTAGTTCCCAGGAGCTGAACGGACATTCCGCGCGCGGCCGCAAACTCGCGGCCCTCGATCGACTTGAACCAGCGAAGCGCCGAAGTTGCCTTCTCGCGGAGGCTGTCCACAGCAATGCTTGAAGCGTCTTTCTCCATGAAATTCAGAGAGATTACATCAACGGTTTTTTCAGAGAACACCCTTTGCGCGTTCGCGCCGGATGCCTCATAGCGGAAGTTGTTTTGATGCGCCGGCTCAACGTCCGAGCTCAAAATCTTATAGGAAAAATACGGATACGCCTGCTTGCTGATCTGCTGATCGGACCTGACGCCCGTCATGACGATAGCAGTTGCAAGACCGCCCGATGCGAGCAGTTCCCGAATTTTGGAGAATTGCATCATTGGACTGGCAACCTCTTGCAAAGGTATTTCGAGAAATTGCCTTCAAATGTGCGGTCTACGTAGTCGTTTACCAGGTAGGTGCCGCCGTCCGGAACCGTAACGATAGACCGCGCTTCAATTGTGCGGCCGCCGATCTCGTAGAGCTTCACGTCCTGCTTTGTGTAAGATCCTTCAGGGAGAAAGCGCAGCTCTTTGTCAGTCAACGGGAACACCGCAACGTCCATGGAGACCGGAGTCCCGGAAACCTTCACATATTCCCCGCCGAGCAGAGTCTCTGCCCCGGGAGGAGTCACGGTAACCGCGCGCTTGTGGCGAACGATCGCGCTTGCAACACCCGTCAGACTCATCCAACCACCTCATGAGAGATGGATTGGATCAGTCGGCCCGTGTCGATCAACGGTCTGTCAGAACCCTTTTTTGCAACTGTGCTCGGTGCGTTTGGCGCATAGTCGCCGCGGCGGATTTGCTCTTGAACTTCACCGACCAGCACAACGCCAGCCCGGTCCATTTGATCGCGCGCGCTTTCGCCCGGCTTCGTAAGGCCAAGCATTGCTTTCAGAATCCGCTTTGCCGTGGAAGGTTTGTCGAGCGTGCTTCTGAGATACGATCTCTCAGGAATCACGATCTCGCCTTCCCCACGCTTGATTCGGGCCCCGAATTCATTAGCCGCCGCATACGTGGCAAGGTCTCCGTCATCCGAAGACAGAACACCAACGCGCACAGTCAGCCCATCGGCAGCCTGCAGCTGTTTGATGAAATCAGGGATGTGATTTTCCTCACGCAATGACATGCTCCATTCCAAGAACCTTCGCGCGCAGTGCCTGGTATTTGTCGGCCCAGGACTCAGAACCCAGACCAGACGAAGAACTGCCGCGACCGTAAGAAGTCGAAACGTCATCGACTGATTCAGAACTGATCGGAGCACCTTCGCCGCCTTTCGACTCGATGATGCTTGCCGCGCAGTATCGCTGGAGCAGTCCGAAATACGAATCCGTAGTTTCAACACCGCCCAGCGTGACATCAAGCTCTGCGTCATCCAGATACTGTTGAACCACGTAGTCTGACATTCCTGCCAGACCACCGAGCTGGTCCCTCAATTGCTGAATTGTCGCCAGAGCCACAAGTCTTAGATGCCCTTCCCTACATACAGCGCGGAAGGATGGCGAACCATCACGCCTGCTGTTTTCAGTGTCACTGCGAATTCATCGGTGCCGATGATGTCCCGCACTGGATCATGCAGGCGAATATCTTCTGTGACAATCAGTTGCACGACTTCCGGGTCATCATCGTAAACAAACATGTAATCCACGGTGTCACCGTTGTTGGTGGTCGCGCATACATTCGATGCAATGATCTTCTCGAAATACATGCCCTCAGAGTTCAGCCATGAAAGCAGAGTCTGAAGCGCATAGTCTGAGTATGGTTTGCGAAGGCGGTTGTAGCGCTCCGGGGAAACCATCAGCACGCGCGCCTTGAAGAGGCCTGAGCTTTCAACGGTTGTTACCGCTTCTTGAAGGTCTGCCAGGATCTCTTTCGCCGTCTTGTTTGACCAGAGACGCTTTGCAGTGTCATCCGCTCCAGTTGCGCCAATAGCCACGTTTTCAGAAGTTCCCAGACCGGAGCCGTAGAAAGTGGAGTCCCAGATCCCCTTGATGGAAATCGAAGAGTCCCCAACAAACGCCAGCGCATTCTCTTTTTCAAAGATCGTGCGGCGCGCCGTTGAAACTCTTAGAGTATCAAGCGGGGTAGCCGGGCCCTTGCCAAGAGCGCGTTTCGCTTCGAGTCCCGCGCGCTCGTCTTCGGTGTAGCGCACGCCTTGCACGATTGTGTAAACGTTCTGCGTTACGCGGCCGCCCTTTTCGCCGACGAATGGGATGTCTTTCGCGCCGTTAGGTCCGAGAATCTTCGCGGAACCTGTGCGCTCGTAGTAGTCGTATCCTACTTCGCGGGCATAGCTCGCATAATTCTTGTTGATGCTGAATGCACGTCTTGCAATCAGCTCCTGTTCGCGCGGTGTGTAAAGCGTCTGCTCGATCTGTAACCGATCATCCGCCTCAATGAGTCCTGTGCCAAATGCTGCCATTCGTTTCGCTCCTTATGTGTCTGCGGTGATCGTTTCGCCACCGAACAGCTCAAGTTTTACGTATCCGGCAGATGTGATCTTCTCAGCCCATCGTGCGCCGTTGATTTTCGCGGTCGCTGTAGCAATCGCGGTTTTGCGGAAGTCTCCAGCATTCAGAGAGCCCGAAGCTGTGTGCAATACTCTCACGTCGGAAGTCGGGTCAACCGCCTCTGAAGAGTAGACACTCACAACACCTGCCCGAAGAACTGCCATGTCCTCAAGGTCATTATAAGTTTGAGAGTCGACGCCGGCCGCCTGCGGTGCGTAGAGCGCAACGCCGGAGAAAACGCCGGTCGAGGAATTGAATACCGTAGCCTCGCCATCTGTCGCGGTGTCCTTGACACCCCGCCCAAACGCTACTGCGCCATCGGCTTTCCGGGAGATGATGTTCTCCCCGTCGCGGTGCTCGGAGACAATGCCGGGCTGGTTCGCCTGTGCGACATACAGGTCTTTTACTGGAATGGCCATTATTTAGCCTCCTTACGGTCGAAATTGTGCATATCTTGCATTTTTGCGCGGTTCGCTTCAATCTGGTCTCGGTCGGTGCGAGGGGCCGAAGTGCCTTTTTGCAGATTCGCCTTCACGCGCGCCAGGTCCATTGCCGCATCAAAACGGCCCTTGATCTGGTCGTCAGAGAGAGAGTCGACCTTCACAGACGCCTCAAGAGGCAGAACCTTCTGGATCACTGCGAGCCTGATCTCGCGCGGAGAGAGCCCGTCAGTCTTCGCGGCCGGATCCACCGACTGCAAAGCGCCGGACAACTGCATCTTTTCATTCGCAGCGTCCTCAACCATCTCTGGCATTTTCTCAACGAGTGCTTTGTATTTGTCTTCAAAGCCCGCAACCTGTGCGGTCAGAGCCTCGATCTGAGCCATGAGCTTTTGCTTGTCAGCTTCGCCCTTTGGATCGGGAATGCTCGGGCTGATTGCCGCGAGACGTGCCGCAAGAGCCTCAAGCTCAGCAGAGTCCGTGCGTGCCTTCGCTTCCAGGTCTGTGATTTTCTTATTTCGGGCCTGAATGTCGGCCATGATTTCGTCGGAAACCTGGACGTCGGCGCCTTTGTCTGTTCGATAGGTCAGCATAGACTCTCCTCGATCGATTAAAAATTTTACTTCTGGGCCCTGTCGGCCGCGATCCACCATTGCAACGTGATTTATTCGGATGCGAGTCTGCCGCCTGTCGTATGGTTGCCCGTTCCATGTTCCAGGAGTATCATCCAGAACCGTGGTCCGACCGATCGACAATTGACGTCTCTCTCCGGTCACTGCTGCTTGAATGCAAGCCGCGTCCCAGATGCTGATCTTTGTGGCGAGCCTTCCCTCCTCGATCGCTGGATTGAAAACAGTCCCGCGCGCGTGAAAGGATGCGTCACCGCTCGACAGCATCACTGGAATGCCATTCAGCTCAGGGTGGTCATCCGTGAGGGGCACACCGTCAGCCGATTGAATCGTCTCTGCGGAGAATAGTTCTTCGGGGGGCACAAGCTCGCGCACCACTACACCGTTTTCGAGATACGTATAGATGCCCGGCTTCGCGATGATTCCTTTTAGCTTAAGGTATCCTTCGCCCGTCTCCTCGATCGAACATTCGCCAAGAGCGATATCAAATCTCTGGTTTTCCAATGCCCACAGTCAGGGCACAGAACAGAGCGATGCGCAAGCGTGTTATTTTAGAGGTGTTCTTGTGGTTCCCGATGTTCCCGACGATTGCAGTTTTTTTTGTTCGAAGTAGGTGTTGTGCATGTAGAGCATCACACTTTCGCGCGGGATTCGAAACCAGCGGCCGTCTTGATGGAAAGAAATCTTTCCGGCCCTGCATAGCTTGAGAACGTTGCGGCCGGACATTGAAAGCATTCGCGCAGTCTCGCGCACTGTCAAAAGCTCAACGCCCATTTTACAGCCTCACCCACTTCACGCCGGCGGAATCGCACCAGCCTTGATTACTTGCGTTCTCAAGGCCCCATGATCCCGGGTGTTCTTTGAGATAGTCCATTGTGAGTTTCGTGTAGAGTTCGTTCACGCCTTTTGCAATGCCGCTAGATCCGTCATCGATCCCGAGTGTGTGGATGGCTTTGAACTTGCTGTATTTGCAGAGGAAGAGGAAAGCAAAAGACGTGCTGTTTGATGTTGGGAATACCTCTCCCGGAGCCGTGCCGCCATACTCAAGATCCCCGCTGTAACCCACGATCAATGAGCGGGGCGGAACGAATGACTGCAGGTGTGGATACATAGCCTGCAGTGCCTCTGGGTGGCGGATGAGACAGTATCTGTATTCTGTAGGGAATCCTTTCGAAACGTCTCTGTAATTGCCTTCCTGATGGACGTCCTGAAAATGCAGAACGTCAGCCCAGCCCGTCAGGTCTAGAGAGTAGTAGATGCACCAGATGTTGAACTTGTCGCGAAGCTCAGGGCGGAACCGCTCCAGACTCTCTCCGGTGCCGCAGATCAGCCACGGCTTTGCGTTGAACCACGGCTCAGAGACAATTGACTCAATCGATCTCACGACTTGCTCATCTCAGATTTTTCTTTCAGTGCCTGCATCGCGTTTGAGATCATGTCCATCACCCATGAGTTTCCACCGGTATGCCAATCAAACCCGCCGCCCGGGTTGGGCCTGACTGCAATGATCGCGAATGGCAACCCATCTAGCTTTTGAGCGATTTCACCAACCGCCAGCATCAGCTGCTCTTGAATCTCTTTGTCAGTCATGCGCGCAGCGCCTCCATGATGGCCTTTCTCTTATGGTTCACTTTGGAAAGGAGCAGGTTTTGCCCGATGTATTCAAACGACTGCCGAAGCGCATCCTCGCGCTCTTTGTCACTCATTCCGAGCATCGCCGTAAGCGCCGATTCGTAGGGCTCCGAGCGCCCCGGGTAGACAAACGGCGGCCGCAATGCCACCTCAATTTCAGGCTCGTAGAGGATTGCGCCAGGGTTACGCCACTCGTCCATGTCCGGACACAGACAAACCGCACCGGCATACGTTGCCTCAATCCATGAGATGTTTGATTTTGACCGGTTGAATTTGTTGTCCAGTAGCGGGACGTGCCAGAAGCGTGCACCGAAAGACCTAATGGCCTTCCAGTACACAGTCGTCGGAAGCTCCTCCACAAACCTTGTGACTTTGGGCATCAAGCGTTCTTCTGCAAACCAGAGATCATTGCCGACAAACACCCAGCCTTGATTGTCCAGCTTGTTTTTGCTCTGGACCTCGGCCATTGAATCGAGGTAGCGCCGGACGTCATTCTTGTGCGTCGCGGACCCTCGCCACGCTACGAGGTTCTTAGCCCCCGGCTTGAACTCCCATTCCCAGTGGTAGTCGTTGAATGCATTTGGGATGACAATAATCCTCGGGTTGAATTCCAGGAGCTGTTCCCGGAGGTGCGCGGTAGTCACCGTCACAATGTCGGCCATCGCGAGGCATTCCGCGTGACGTTGCTGGACGCCCTCCTTCCAGAAGTGATCCTTCGCCGGATTGTATGCGGGCACGTTGAAAAAGTCGTCGTCCACCTCTACCCAGACAGGCACGCCGAAGTCGCGCGCCATTGAGATGATTTCATGGTCAGACGCTGAATAGGGCCGTTCTGCAAATAAGATGTCCACCTGTGACAGGACCGTCCAATTCACTTCATCAGCGATGCGGATTTCAACGCCGGGGATTTTGGACAGCGTCCCGATTCCGCGGTAGTATTCGCAAGCGCTACCGGGCGCGCGGGTCAATGCAAGAACTTTCACAGAAATCTCCTGCAAGGCTTTGGCGGCGGCGTAACTGGTGGCGGCCTTCTTGGCTTTGGAGGTGTAGTTGGCTGTTTCGCACTCATGACTCACCACACACGTGGATGCACATACCGACTTGAGAGTAGCGCTCAGGGTCCGGGCCGGAACTGAATCTAAAGCTGGAGCCGTCTATCATGCTTCCAGGAATCGCTTTTTCAGTGTAGTATTCCTCCCGCATCGTCATTACTGCGGGCTCCATTTTACTGTATTCCGGAACAGGAACAAACACAATATCGTCAGGGTGTTGCAGCAGGATCTCAGCAAGTTCCCGAGCTGTCATTGGCCGGCTTTTCGTGGCCCATCTCGCGATGGCTTCTCTCATACTGCTACCTCTTCAAGGCCCTGCCGTCTGCGGGCCGCGTTTATTTGCTCAATGTCTGCCGCTCGTTCGTCCGGGGCCATCTGTTCGTCAGGCCCGAATGAGGGGTATGCGCTGCACCTGCACTGGAAATCAGAACCTGGCGCGTTTGCCCCCGGCTTACTCAGCCCCGGAACCTTCTCGCCCCACTTGAAATAACGGCCGTGTAAATCCGCGTGACTATCCCGCACCCTGGCATCCAGTGAGGTCATCCAGATGTATCCCGGGAACCCGACCGCCTGGGACTTAGCCTGCGTCATCTCCGCGAACACATCGCCCACAATGTCACGCGCGCGAAATTCCGCACGGGATGCCATAGTGCCACTGATCTTTGCAAGGTCATCGACCAGGGAGGAAACACGCCCCGAGTCAATTCCGATCTGGACAACCCGCGTCACCTCTTGCACGTATTCCGCGGACAATTCCGTCAGCTGCTCCACAGACTTCTGCACGAAGCCTTTTATCATCTGGTCGGTAATGATTGTGCCCTGCCGGCCTACAGAGATTTTCTGCCCGGTCTTACCCTTTGAGATCTTGCCGATCTTCCGGGAAACGAAACCGTCAAGACCTTTAGCCGTGATGGAGAACGACTCCTCCGGGACTCCCGGCAACGTCTCGTCAGCATCTACCCGGACTCCCTCGCTTGCAAGTATGGATGCCTTTACCCGGGCCGCGAATGCCTCGAAATATGCGCGCGCAATCTCTGCCGCCTGGTTTTCGAGGTGCTTCGGAAAGAAGTCTTGCGGTTGCATCAAACCACCGGCGCGGGGGCAGGTGAAAGGGGCGGTAGGTCTTTAAGTCTCTGGTCTAGCTCCCGCGCTTCAAGCGGGGAGAGTTTCCCGGAGTCGATGTCGATTGAGTCACGCTCTGAATTGGCCTTGCCAACCGTGGATTCCGATACCGGGTCCATCTTCCAGAGCGTGTTGAATTTGATCGTGAATTGCGCGCCGGGCTGATTGATGCCCTGCGTCTCGGACAGAATCAGGCGCGTCACCTTGTCGATGATCGGGCGCAGCTCAATCTCCTGGTATCGTGACACGTCGGCGTAGTAGTTCAATTGGTCGGCTTCCTGCGCGGTCATCACACCGTGAGCCTTGCCCATTGCCACAGACTTCGGCACGCGGCCCAGGGCATACAGGTTGTCCCAAATAAAGTCGGTCATCTCTTTGATTCCGCCCACGGATGCTATCTGCCGGGTGTATTCCTCGCTCTCGTTGAGGAGCAGGCGGGAGGTTGTATCTGTATAGCGTTTCAAATGCGTGAGGAATTCTGCGATCTTTGTCGGGCTCATCCCGCTTGCAACCTTGCTTTTGAACGTGGAGATTGAAAGCTCTTTGAGGATCTGCGTCACGCTCCACACTGCCGCGTCTGCGCCGATGATGCCATCAACGATGACTTCTAACATTGAGACGCCTATGAGGGATTTCATATCCCAGGAGTCAACTACCCATGAGATGCGGGAGGGGTGAACGGCATTGCCCATCGTGAACGATGGCACGCCGTAATCGGAGCGCGTCGGATCGCTGGAGTTTGCATAGCTGATCCCGACCTGCTGACCGTCTGGCTGGACGTTCAGGTATTCCAGTTTCCGGATTGGTTCGGGCAATGGGGTTGATAGGTCAGTTTGTGGTTGCTCGGCCAGAACACCGTAGAATAAGAATGAGCCGCGATTAGAAAGACGGGAACCGCGGATGAGCTCTTCCAGCTTGTGCCGGAAATCCAGTTCCTTCATTCGGTCGTTTACGCGCTTGCTGGTTTCCTCTGGCAGGCCCTCAATGACGAACCACTCCCGCACTGCATCCTTTGGGACACAGTCGATGATGTTGCGCACGAGGCCGACTGATCGGAACCACTCGCGCGCGGTCGTGTAACCGATCGAACGCTGGACCGGTTTCTGTGTCTGGGTATAGTCTGCGGACTGGCCTCGACCGGTTGTCGAGTCGCCCAGCGCATCGGCGCGGAACCGCTCACCACTCAGGTTTGCGACGTTCGTGGTTGGTGCGGATTGTGGGGCTTCTGCGGTGGAGGGTTTACGGAACCAATCGCCAATGGCCATTGACCGGATTATGTAGGATTGACCGCCAGAGAGTCAAGCCAAAAAAAGACGGAAGTATATATTTAACGCAACAGGGTGTCATTTCTCATTTCGGCGTGACCCGCCCTTCTTGAGGGCGTGGTCGATAGCGGCCTCGAATTTTTTGGTGATACTAGCGTGCGATAGGATCGTAACCCATGTTTCATCGAAACCGATCTCCTTAATCGTCTTTTCAAAATCAAATACAGCCGGTCTTTTGATAGAAAAGCGGACAGCCGATTCTGGCACGTCCTGAATAATTGTGAACTGCGCCCCGTGTGGTTGCCATGTAAATATATGTTTTTTTGACTGCTTTTCTACCCCTTCCAAATTTCCGTTCTTATTGATGCTCCATTCATACTCACTCGTATTGAACCGTTGGACCTCTTTCTCAAAGAGCGAAAATTCAAGCATGTTCATGTTGCGAATCAATGTGGCGGATCGCAGAATAGAATACTCGTCAGCGGCAATATTGACCCGCTCGTTCCAAATAGCCAGAACTGCACGGCCAGTCGCCTGCGGATCATCGTGAGGGTTCTGGATGCCGTAAGAGTAGTCGGGTGAGTTTCTCCCCGATATTACGCGAATAGTTTTGCAGTCGTGTGGCTTGGCGTTTTTGACGCTCTTCACTGACCAAGCATCACTCTCTAAAACAACGTCAGCCAATCCCAGAGGGCTGGATAGATGACTCCCCCCTATGCCTTTTGAAAAAATGTCGCCCCAATCTTCACCACTAATATCGCTTTTGCCGACAGCGAAGTAATAGACCATCCATTTGCAAATATCAAGTATGATTTGCTTTGGAAATTCGCCGAGGGGACGAATTTCTACAGCCCTGCTTTTTTTGGAATTTCGCAGTTTTGGCTTGGGCATTGAGCACCTCTTGGATCACCAGTTTCAACATCGGCACAGGAAGCGCATTGCCTGCCTGCTTTCTTGCATGAGCGTCAGACGAAATAATTTCAAACGAGTCAGGGAACCCCTGCAAACGAAACATTTCCCGTGGCGTAAATCGTCTTTCCCCGTTTACAAGCAGATAATTGTATGATGCCGATGCGCGCAGGGCGCAAGAATAAGGATGGCTTGAAATGTTTCCGCCTTTGTTCTCATGCCAAATTGAAATAGGATGTTTACTCTTGTGCGCTTTCTTGCGCTTGCGACGGATGCCTTCACTGGCGTAAAATTTGGCATCAACTACTTTTTCCAAGATTGATTTCAATGGCACATAGTCTGGAATCTTGTCAGGCCAATTAAACTCTGCTCGGTGATCTAGGAAGCCAACGATTATCGTTCGCTCTCGTTTTTGCGGGAGACCATAATCAAGAGCGTTTAAGACTTTCCAACTGGTCTTATACCCAAGTATTTCAAGCCGCTCTAAAATGCGTCCGATAGTGCGTTTACCATCATGTGTAGCTAGTTGCTTCACATTTTCCAAGACGAACATCGGTGGTTTCTTTGCTTGGAGAATGCGGTCAATTTCAAAAAACAAAGTGCCCCGTATGTCGTCGAACCCCATTCTGTTCCCGATGATGCTGAAAGGTTGACATGGAAATCCAGCGCACAGCATCTCATGGTCTGGAATTTCTTCTGCATTGATTTTGGTAATGTCTCCGGCGGGGGTGAGGCCGAAATTATGCACGTAAACTTGAGCTGCTTCTACATCTATTTCGCTTGCAAAAACACATTCACCACCGTTCATCTGTGCGGCTAGATGAAAGCCCCCGACTCCGGAAAAAAGGTCTATGAAACGGAATTTCATTTATACATCAGCCTCTTGCCGACTGCGCTTTGAATCACAAGCTCGGTGCGGGCTCCGTCATTGATATGCCGTGCGTTATAACGGAATTGAAATTCTGAAACATAACGGTGAAGATGCTTCCGACTGACTGCGTGAAAGGTTCCATAAAGTCCGCGTTTCAGAAGTGAAAAGAATCCTTCAACGGTGTTTGTATGAACACCGCCACGGGCCCATTCTTTGCGGGAATGGTTTACTGACTCGTGCTCATAGCCTTCCGTCGCCCGGACGTAAGACGAGTTTTCGTCAGTGATGATCCTTGAACCAGCTTCCACGGTGTCATTTATTAGACCCCGGAGCGTATTTGCATCTACCTTTTCAACGGGCATGGCACGGACATTTCCGCCCCTTTCTACAAGAGCGACCACCGGGACTTTCTTTGTTCCCATTCCCCGCTTATTCCATGGGCCTTTGTTGCGAGGCTTTCCACCACAGAACGTTTCATCAACTTCCACATCACCGGAGAGCATCGGCATGTCGGCGGGCAGACTTATATGTGACTCCGGTCATGCGCTTTATCTGCAAGCTGGACACCCCTTTCTTGCTGGCGCAGACCGCCCAAAAAGCATAGCACCAATGGCGGAGAGGAATCCGAGACTCTTCAAATACTGTTCCAACACGGACGGTGAACTGCTTTTTGCAGTCGTGGCAACGCCACAGAAACCGCTTATTCCGTTCGCCGGTTGCCTTGTCCCGCATCTTGTAGACAGCAACTGATCCACAATGGGGACAACAAGGCGTATTGCCCCAACGCCGGTCTTCCAAGAATTCAACAGCCGCAAACTCGTCTGAACATGCCTTAGGAAGCATTGCCAGGATCGGGGATTTCTCCGACTTTGCCGCTTTGTTCCAATCTTTTCTCTCATCCATGCCCCATTATACTAGTGGACTGTGACGCTTTTAGGCCCTGTTGCGTTAAATATATACTTCCGAAAAAAGACCGCTGCCCCCGCTCTTTCGAGCGGTTCGAACGGGCAGGGTTGACGGCTTAAAAGGGTTGTCAGGGTAGGATTACGCACTTTGTCGGCGGCCTTGTGAACGCGTTCATTTGAACGTCTCCGACGATACGCCTTCCCTGAAGTTGCCAGTAGCGATAAGAGAGGCGCGTCTTTCGTTTGCGATCTTGACGGCATGGTCTTCGTCTCTTGCAACGACTGTAATTCTAAGTTGCAGGTGCCCAGGGATATGCGACGCCCACACTTGCCAGTGCTCTTCAACGAAGGCCCCTTCCGGCTTCTTCGAAGGATAAACCCATGATAGACCATCCTTCTCCATGATAATACTGAATTCTTCCATCCCTTTTTGCAATCTTGGAGGCTCTATTGGGTCGAGTTCGTATTCCTCAACGTCGTTAACCTCAGAACACCCGGTCGCGTAAACATCAGCCCGCTCTTGTGATGTGAATACCGCCATGACTTTGTAGTCTGAATACTGCCCTGACGTTACAAGATAAACCATTTTTTCATCCCAGCCACGGCGCAAGCACCGTCCTCCAGTCACTCTCTCTAACTACCAGATAGCTGTTCTCTTTACCCGCAAGTCGGAATTTCTCCTGCATCGCTTTCTGGCTTTCCTCAAGCCGCCCCGAGTCCATCTTTACCTCGATGCCCAGGAACTTCCCATTGCTCAGGCATACGATAATGTCCGGCGTGCCCCGCTTATAGCGCGTGTTTTTGCGGTGGCCTGTGACGTTTGAGTTCTGCGGGAATGAGAGATGGCCAGCAGCTTCAAGGGCCTGGTCTATGATGTGGACGAGTTGAGATTCGGTCATGTCGCCACCGGGAAAAGGTTTTCCTGTGAAAGCTCATGGAGTGCCTGTCCGAGATTGCGCGTTGCGACTTCCCAATAAGATTTCTTCAGTTCAATTCCGATGAACCTTCTGCCCATCTTGAGAGCCTGGTATCCCTCAGATCCAATCCCTGCGAATGGAGACAGGACAACGTCGCCCGGTTTGCTCCACAGAAGAAGCGCCCTTTCGATGACGTCAAGCTGTAGTGGGCAAATATGCTTTTCGTCTTTGGCATCTCGCGCTTGCATGTATTGCAGAGTGTTCCCCTGATCGATATCCATCCATACCGGTGAGGCTATTTTCTGCCATAGATCAACCGGGAAGGATTCGTTGGTGTGATTGATCGGGTTCGGATTGATGCCCCGCTTTTTGAATTTGAGCAGATAGTCCGGTGCGCTTGGGCCGGATATAGCCGAGTCCTTTTTCAGCTGCTTATGCAAGAGTCTGATGCTTTTGGTTCTTTGCATTTCAACTACCGGATTCTTCCAGATCGTGACTCGGCCGTCATAGACAAACCCGCACCGCTCGAAACTGCGGATGAGCTTCCCGGAGAAGTCCTTTACCCCGATTTCTCCATCGCGGCTTTTCATCATAGGCATATCCATACAGTGGACCGCAACCACGCGTCCGGGCTTGATGACTCGATGCAGTTCCCGAATCAGGTATTGAAAATGGCGGTAAAATTCCTTATCATTGCGACTGTTCCCCATGTCCCTGTCTGAGTTTGAGTATGTGTAGAGCGATGCAAACGGAGGAGAGAAAACCGAGAAATCCACAGACTCATCCGGCAGTTCCCTTGATACCTCCACACAGTCACCCATATGCAGGCTGTATAGTTCATGCGTTTCAATGTCTCGCTCGTATTCGGTCTTTTGCTGGGTTGTCCCGCTGAGTTCTTTTTTCATCTCTTGCTCCATGTGCTTTATCATATTCCGTTGTATCGTTAGCGCCTGTTCTTCCTTGCGCTTGATGTTCTGGATTGTCGAGTCCATGCCGTCTGTAACGATGTAGACATTGACCGGTTTTTTCTGCCCGAATCGCCAACACCTGCGGACTGCCTGATAGAACTGCTCCCATGAATCAGACAGCCCGGCAAAGATCATGGTGTCACAGTGCTGCCAATTCATCCCGAATCCGCAGATGGATGGCTTACTAACGAGCGTGCGCAGTTCCCCGTCAGAGAATGCATTCAATATTGATTCCTTCTTCTCGTTATCCTGTGAACCAGTGACTTCCTTTGCTCCTGGGATTTGTGCGGCCAGCGTGGTTGATTCGTCGTTATAGTCGCACCAGACAATGACCGGCCCTTTCGCTTTTTTCGCAATCTTCACGGATTCGGCCACTCGGCTCTCTATCGTTTGTTTGCGGATCTCCCGTTTCTGTGAAAGGTCTGGGTTCATCGCAAACAGCATGCCCTCCATTTTGATTTCTGATTCCAGGCGGATGTCATGGTATTTCAATTCTGGCAGAATGAATCCATCGTCGGAAAACCCGATGTCTGACGGCTTGGTGAACATCATCGCCCACTGACACATCCAGCGCCAGAACTCATCCTGCGCATGTCCCTTTAGGCGCCATTTAGACGTATCTCCTCCGTCATGGTTGAAGAACATTGCCAGCATTTCAACGCGCTTCATCACGCCGACAAACTCTGCATGATTGCCTATTTCCTCAATGTCATTTGGTGCTGGGGTAGCAGTGCATGCCAGCCTATAAGGAGTAGCCGCGAATGATTCAATTATTTCGGTGCGGATCTTACCAGAGAAGGACTTGAGAATGCTCGACTCATCGAGAACAACACCGGAGAAATATGATGGATTGAACTTGTGCAGACTTTCGTAGTTGGCGATTTGGATCAGATCGTCTGCCTGACTTCTCACTGCCCGAACGGCATCCATTCCAAACCGGTGCGCCTCTTTTTCTGTTTGATGCGCTATCGCAAGAGGCGTCAGAATAAGGACCGGCCCGGATCGCTGCGATACATGCCGCGCCCATTCCAATTGCATCGCGGTCTTGCCCATGCCGGTGCCAGCAAAAATGCAAGCGCGCCCCTTCTTCAGGGCCCAACGCGTTACGGTCTTTTGATAATCAAACAGGTGGCCGGCTAATTCCTCAGGTTCAAATCCTGCCGATTCTATGCGAATTGTTTTGGAGTTTAGAAACTCGTTGTATTCTGACATTCTAACCCTCTCCTGAATAGGGGTTGCCCGGGCCCGACGATTCAGGCACCGGACCCGGACGAACTGCAATCAATTGACATGTGCAAATCTGGCAAGCGGTTTTTTCTTGATCTCTGCGTAAAGTTTCGGCGTCACTACCACAAATTTCCCTTTTGCGTTTTCCAGGATCGCTCTGTGATACCGTGACACCGGTTTGATTGCATACCCGCGCTTGCTCGGTTTTTGGTGCCGGCTCAATGCGAGGTCATTCCGGGAGACCAGTGAGAATACGTCTTCGCCTGCCGGGCACATACTCACGACGGTTGCGTCCTCATATCGTTTGGATGGACGGGTCCTGACCAGCCATCGATATGTGCGGCCTCGCATGTCTGGACATGGCCCGATGTCTGTAGAGTGGCAGTTCATCTCTCTGTATCCAATTCAAGATTTGCGATTCTCAGCGCAACGGCAGCGATGTCTAACGCTTCATCTGAGATCCGCACGTCTAACGTTGGCCCATTCGCGCCGCGCTTCATTTTCACAAGCTGGAACACTGGTCGCGTGCCTTGCTCGCAATTCGAGAAGCGACTGCAGCTATCTCAATAAACGTTGAATGTTGTTTCTGTAGCTTATTAATTTCCATTTTTTTCTCCGTTTTCTAGTTTTTTTTTGGTTAAGAAGAATCCCGCACATTATGCAATGCGTTTGCACTATTCCGACCGCCTGCCATTCCCATCCGCACCAACCGCAGGAGTGGCTGGTGAGATCCGGCTTGGTTCCGTCTGAATGGGTATCCGTAATGTGTGCGAGCGCGCCCGGTGTCATTTGCTCATCCTCTCAATCATGGCATCAATCTCCACAAGCGTGACCGCCTCATATGGTTCCGGCCCCGGCAGATACTGTCGCGGACTCCATTCGCCGCGCGCCGCAAAATCCCGAATCCGGTTTATCTCATGCAGGTAATCAATTTTCCCGATGTCATGGATTCGTGCCAGACATTTCCCGGCCTCGATGCATTCCAGATTGCCCGCCTTACGGTTCCCGCATTCTGTGATGTATCGCAAAAGCGATTCAACCTTGGACGAGGACCGCTTGACATCTGACTCCGTCTGTGAGTATTCCTTCGCGCGCGGCCGCTGCTCGGCCAGGATACACAGTGACGCGACACGGATGCACAGGTCAAGGGCAGCATTGTCTTCCTGTAATGTTTGCTTGAATAGGTTCATGCAATTTTTCCTGTGCCGTTGCACCGTTGGCATGGGTAACTGTCCCATTCGTCATCGCATGAGCGCCACTTCCCGCGAAATATTTCCATTTGGAATCCTCGACCAGCACACACAGGACACCGCTTGAGCCTGCGCATGATTGAGCGGATGCGCTTTACCTCTTGCCTGAGTCGTGCTCCAAATTCACCGCCGCCGTTCGGCATATGGAGAATCAACGTGGTATTCGTAATGACGTCTAGCTCAAGCCGCTCAATCAGTTTTGCTCTGTTCATCCTGTCCTCTTCTTCTGTGTTTTCATGTGGTCCATAAAAGCCTCGATCTGGTCCGGGTCCAGCTCTCCGTAAAAGCATTTCGATGGATGGTGAACCCGGATTGTCCTTTCTGTTATCGGCCCTGCTCTATGCTTCGCGACGTTTGCCCACAGAAATGAAGGGCCTGTGAAGTCGCCCGCATTGGTGAGGCCGTTTTTCAGGTAGATACAAAGCCCGGCAATGTTTTCAATGTCTGGGCATCCGTGCAGCGAGCCGATGCCGGGCGCGCCCATTTGTTTCCCCCTGATTGACTCACGGTTGATCTGGCCGAAAATTCCAATCGGGATTTTCCACTCCATGCAAAGCTCTTCGAACTTCGTTGCCATGTATGAATAGGCCTCATACTTTTTACTCTGGTCGCCGTGAACTTTCACTTTCCCAATCCAGTCGAACAGGATGACGTCAGTCTGTCGCTTAGACATTAGACGCGTAGTCAGTGCGAGGATTTGGTCAGGCCCATAAGACCGAACATCGATTATGTTCAATGCCTGCGTGTCTTTCAGCCATTGATTGATTACTGGCTTAATCTCTGGGCTAAAGCAATCATCGTCTGAAAGATGTCTGTTGTGTGGTGGTGGCTGTAAAGCCTCAGTTACTTTGTATACGTGAGCTGCGTATTCCTCATCTTTCCCTTCGTTTTCAAGGATCGTCACTCTGGCTTTCGCACGGATAAGATAGGCGGCAAGATTCCCGAGAAACATCGATTTCCCGTTGCCTGTCATCGCGGCTACTAGGAATGGTTCAGTTGCCCGAAAGCCGACTCCTTTGAGTCCCATCCACTCAGGGAATGGGAACACAGGGGTTTTGTCGGTGAGCACTACCGTCTTCCTGTCTGGCAGTTTGTGCAGATACGATTCCGCAATCGGTCCCGCGGCTCGGTGCGCCCGGATAAATGCTGCAGGGTCATTGTCCATTATGGCCGTGAGCATGCTCATCTGGAGGCCGTTGATTTTTGAGTCTTCGGAAAAGCTCATGCGGTCCGCTCACTCTTGGGAACCCACCCGGGGAATAGTCGTTTCATCTCGGCCATGAGTTCGGCGTCCTCCGCTTCTTTGATCGTCTCAATGTCCTCCCATTTCCACGTCAGCTTTTCCATGGAGAACGCCCAGCCATATTGGCCCCGCTTCGCGATACATTCCTCCTTGAGCAGTTTCATATTCTCGCATACATGGTCCGGGGAGAAGTCCTTGAGAAGGGATTGAGCTATTTTGGTTTGCTTCGCGCCCCACCGGCCTCCCTTCCCTGCAAGCTCAAGGAACTTTGCTTTCACGGTCGCAAGGTTCGTTTTCGTATCGGGTTCGGATTCCAGAGAGAGAGGAGGCGAAGCCGCTCCGTGGTTAATCTCATTGTTTAATCTAACTGGTAAAACTGGGTGGCCATTTTCGGCCGGGGGGGTGGCCATTTCTGGCCGGGTGTCGCGGCCATTTTCGGCCGGGGGGGTGGCCATTTCTGGCCGCTCATCTTCGTGGTATGCCGCGTTAAATTTTCTTGAAACCGTGAGGTATCGCAGTTCATTCTTTGTGCCCTTGTTCTCGTATCGCACTACAAGCCAGCCATCTTCAACAAGCTCTGCTACAAGTCGGCGCGCTTGACGGTCGGAACACCCGAGGAACTCCCCGATTGATGCGTTGCTCTTGTAGTATGACTTCATGCTATTGACGTCAAGGCAAAGGATCTTCTTTGCCCAGGGGAGTCGCAGCTTGTAGACACCTACAGGAATCCACAAGCCCTGCATTTTACGATCTTCTGAAATTATAATTTCGGTCATTGGTGGTTCCCCCTAAAATGTTCTGCTCAATAGTTCCCGGACCTGCGATGTGCACGATTCAGGGTTCGCGTAAACTTCAGATCCAGTGAACCGGATCACGGTCCATCCATTGATGGTAAGCCAGCGATCACGCGCGGCGTCTTTGGTTCTTTGCTCTTTTGTTTTGTGGTAGTCGTGTCCGTCGATTTACACAGCGATTTTCTGGAGTGGGAGCGCAAAATCAATTCTGTATTTGCCTACAGGATACTGAGACTCCATGAAAATCATCTCGGCCTTGCAGGCGTCGAAAAACAGCTTTTCTATTGGGGATTCTAAATATGGGATCAGCTCATCGTATTCTCTGCATTGATGCACCCATTCAGCAAACCCGAGCAGTTCCATATCTCTCTCGTGTCCCGTGGCCATGAGAGCGGCATATCCGGGGTCGAGCCCGTAGTTCTCAATGCAAAGTCTGATTGTGTGCGCTTCTTGCGCCGTGACATTAAATTTGGGACGTTGTGTGTTCATCTAGCTCCCTCCTTAGAAGAGCCGCCCCGGTGCTAAGGACACCGGGGACTTTTAACTGCACGTCCGGGGGATCAATCCAGACGCCCGAGAATATGCCAGCCCTCGCAGGACTGTCAATCCTTTTTTTCTGGTAGCAATCCACGGTCTTTCAGGTCTCCCCAGATTTGATCAAAGCTGGACGCGGGGCATTCTATTTCGATCTGGTTGAAAGGCGAAAAAATCGGAGCGCCCTGCAAAGTCCTGTCGATGATATATGCACCGCGCACAATGATCTTACACATTCCATCTTTCATCTTTCATACTCCCGGCGCAGAATTTCCCACCGGTCAGATTTACGGGTTGTCCAGACCTCGTTCCGTGTTTTGTGTGGATACCATAGGTCGTGCGCTTCGATGGCCGCGAGGGTCCCGAAAGCAGCGAGGACGAGGTAAGCGGTCCACTGGATGACGCGGATCATTTTTCCCCCCGGAGGCAACGCGGCTTTTCGATGGGCCCAAGCAAGCAAAATGCGGAATCCCACATTGACAGGGGCCGGGGATAGACCGGGCCGTATGTCCACAGTTCAACTTTATTGTTAAGGGTGATGTTGACAACAAACTCCACCGGGATCTCTGGAGGATTGCGGCCAAGTCCTCGGCCATCTGCATACCAGTATGATCCGGGTTCCGTAACTTCTGACGGTCTGAGCCATTTCATTTCTTCACCTCTTCAAAGTTCCGCACGTCCCTGTAGTAGTTTAGCATAGGCCGCAGGTTCTGGATGCGTGTGACGAGACAGTCCCTGCAGAGATTGTATTGATAGACACGGTTCACGGTCTGTTTGCATGATTCGCACGTTTTCATTTCTTCACCTTTTTTGATTTTCGTTTCTGGATGATGCGCCGTAAATCGGACATTTGATTCTCTGGTTCGGCGTTGGCGGCGGCATAGGCGGCGTAGGCGGCGTTGGCATAGGCGGCGTTGGCGTAGGCGGCGGTGGCATAGGCGGCGTTGGCGGCGTTGGCGGCGGCAGTGGCGGCGGCGGAGTCGGCAGCATGTGTGTGCTCGGCCGCGTGGTGGGCGCTGGCATCAGAGTCCTATGCTGCGAGTTAG